TCCGCATTCGAATCGCCCGCGCTTACCACGAGGTTATCAATCCGCGTGTCCTGCGCGTCTAACTCCGTTTTAACATCCGTAAAATTCGCATTTAAATCGTTGCGGAACGCTCGATTAAACAACGTCCCTAAACTTCGAGGATTAAACGCCATATCTTATCGCGTCCCTTCTTTATACGTAATAATATCGAAACTCGAACGAAATACTGTACGTCCCGCTCGCGCCCGTCATCGTAAAGCTATTCGCACCTGGCGCCAATGTCAGCACCTTGCGATTCGTCGCGCCGAACACGCTCGACCCGTTCTTCAGCGCCTTCGTACCGTCGAGCACTATCGTATTGCCCGCCACTGTTGTTCCCGTGTACTGCCACGTTTCGCCTGTCGTGTTGTTCACGATTTGGAGGTTCGTGCTTGCGCCGGTGAACGTAATTGTGAGCGGCATATACCGAGGGTCGACCGTTACGTCGCCCGCGTTAAATACGCTGAACGTCGACGTGCTGAACGTATAATCGTGCTGCTCGTCCTCCACCGATAGCCCCTGCCCGATCTGCCAAAGCTCGCTGTCGAAGTCGAATGTGCCGAGCGTAGTCGACACGGACTCGCGGTAAGCCCCCGCACTGGCGAATGTTACGCTAAACTCGCCATTTGTCGGCGTGTGCTGCGTGACCTCGAAGCCTTCCGCCTTTACGAGCATTCGCTTACCCGGCTCGCGACCGTCTACGAGGTAGAACGCCTGCTTGCTCGAAAGCATCGCGAATATGTCGTTAACTAGCAACGGAAAGTCGAGCGAATCTGCTGCCGAAAAGAAAAAAGACGCCGAGAGCTTTCGCCCCTTCAGCGTCGTGCCTGCGTCGACCATGTGGTCGGCGACTTGTTCGTATAATAGTTCCGCCTCGGGCGTGCGCATCGTGAGGTCGGTCAGCGTAATGCCGAGCTCCTCGAAATCGTAGCGCACACCGTCCTGGCGGATGAGAGTTACGTTATGTGATTGCGCCAATATCAGCGCCCTCCTTTCATGCCGAGCTGCACTTGCGCTAGGCGAGCGTTGTTCGCGCCAAATAAGTCAACCCACGGGTACACGCCCTCGGCGACCGTGCGTCCGTCCATAATAAGCTGCAGCACGGCGTTCCCTTGCGGTGCCTGCATCGATTGCTGCACGGATTGAGATGCGCCGAATGCAATCGAGTTTCCTGCGTCAATACGAGCGTTTTGCACAGGCGGTAACGTAGCGGAGGCCATATTTCCTGCTGCGGCTTGAATCGACGAAACTTGCCCTTCTATCCCTTTCGCAAAACCTTGCCCGACGTATCCACCTATTTCGACCATGACACGAGACGGCGAGTGGATGTTGAGGAGGTTTCTGATTTTATCAGTAACTGCATCGGCTGCGCTTTTTACCGCGTCTTTCACTGCTCCTACTGCACTACTTATTCCGTTCGCTAGCCCTTGGATGATGTTTACGCCGATTTCATACAAGTCAATACCCTGCAAGAAAGAAACGGCCTCATTCCACCCATCAACAATCGCGGACTTAGCGTTTGACACTCCGTCGGACACTGCGCTCGTCATACTGCTGAACGCGCTTATACACCAACTAACGGCGTTATTAAGAGCACTCGATATCGCTGACACAATCGCGTTCCACGTACTTACCGTAGTGGATTTGATGTTATTCCACGTACTCACGATCATACTTCCAAGATTCGTAATAGTTGCGATTGCGCTAGACGCTAGATTAGTCGCTGCCTGTATTACCCATGATTTAATAGCCTCCCATGCGGCAGACGTTGCGCTCGAAAGCGCGTTCCATGCGGATACCACTCCGTTTACAAGTGCGTTAAAACTGTTAGTAACGGACGAAACAATAAACGTTACAATCGCCATTAGCCCCGCTTGCAGTGCGTTCGTAATCATAATGCATTGATCCTTAAGCCCCGTCCATATAGCGATTAACGACGTCTTGACGCCCTCGAAGTTACCGACGAGAAGGTTAAGGAATACGCCAACAATCCCGAGCACGACGAGCTGAATGTTCTGCCAAGTTTGCGCGAGAAATTCTTGTATTGCCGCCCATATCGGAGTGATGAACGCAACTAGCATCGAGCAGGCCGTGGTAATTGCCGTAACAAGCCCCGTCCATATCGCGGTCGCCAGCGCAATAAGACCAGTCCATGCGGCTACTGCCGTAGTCACGATAGCGGTCCAAATTCCCGAGAAGAATGCGACAATGGATCCCCAAACGCTTTGCGCTGTCGCCACGATCGCGGTCCAAATCGCCATGATAGCCGCACCTAGCTCGATGAGTTTAGCAACCGTGTACGCTTTTACCGAATCCCAAACGCCAGACAGGTACGATACAATCGCACTCCACGTCGATATGGTCCACGCTTTCAATTCGTCCCAATACGCTATGATTGCGATAACTGCTGCGACGACTACCGCCACAATCCCCGCTATGATAGCGCCCGTTGTTCCGATAATCCCGAACACAATGACCAGCGCCCCGATTGCTAATGCGACAAAGCCAGCGACCGTTGCCAACACGAGAAGAGCGCCTACGATTAACGTAGTAACCGCGATAGCCTTTTGAATACCTGGGCTCAGGTTCGTGAACCAATCGGCTAACTTTTGAACGACTTCGGCAACCTTCGAGATTGTCGGGATTAGCGCCGTTCCGAACGCTGCGGCTGCGGTTTCCACTGATCCTTTCAATCGCTCCATCGCACCATTGAACGTATCCATTTTCGTAGCCGCTACGCTTGCCGCTGTCGTCTTGGACATTGCGTCGGCCATCTCGTTCATACCACTCGCGCCCTCTTTGTAGAGAATATTCGCAGCACGAATCGCATCGGACCCGAACATCGTGTATAGTGCTTGTTGGCGTTGCTCATCCGTTAGCCCTGCGAGACTCGTTTTGAGTATCTCCGAGATGTCGGCCATCGACTTGATGTGGCCCTGCGCGTCGTAAAATTGATTCGCGCCGTCTTTCGTTATGATTCCGAGGTCCGACATTTCTGTCCGAGCCTTCTTCGTCTGTGGCGTTAAGTTCATCAACATCGTTTTTAATGACGTACCAGCGTCCGAACCTTTTAGTCCGTTTTGGGCAAATAATGCCAACGCCGTCGACGTATCTTTAAACGTCAGCCCTACGCCAGAAGCTACCGCCGATACCATTGATAATCCGTATTGCATTTCTCGTACATCTGTCGCGGAAGCATTCGCAGCCCCCGCGAGGATATTAGCCGCGTCAGCAACCGATAGTCCATCCTTCTGAAACGCGTTCAACGCCGTAGACGCAATCTGCGCTGCCTCTCCGAGATCTAACTCGCCAGCTGTTGCGAGGTCAAGTGACGCCTGCAGTCCGCCACTCATAATCTGCTCAACGGATACACCCGCCTTTACGAGCTCCTCGAATCCTTTCGCCGCTTCAGCCGATGAGTACTTCGTTTCCTTTCCGACATCTATTACGAGTTTCTTTACTTCATCCATCCGACTCGCTAATTCAGGTGCAACCGCCTTAATGTTCGCGAGGCCTTGTTCGAAAGTAGCCGCTTGTTTTACGGCATACCCAATACCGCCCCCAACCGCTGCCGCCATAGCCCCGAATGACATTGCGATGGCACCGCCCGCCTCACTCAACGAATGCCCGAGCCCTACCATGCGGTTTTGTAGTCCGTTCGCGCCGTTACCCATTTGACTGAATTGGTTCCCAACGCCCTGCATCGTCTGACCTAGCCCCGCCATTGCGGACCTCGTTTCGCTTACGGCGCTTTGTACGCCGGAGGCGTCTGCACTAATAGTTACGCGAATATCACCGATATTTGACAATCATACTCACCGCCCTTCCTTCGTGATTCCGAACTGCTCGTATAGCGCATCGAGTTTCGCCCGCTTTTCTTCCAGCGAGATGACATTACGCTCACCACCGCCGAGACCCGCGATTTCTTCAATCCTCGGAACTTTCTTAACGTGAGGGCTTACGAGATATTGGATATAGCGAGCCTTGCGCATTTCGCGATCGCGGAATCCTTCATACATGAGCGAAAACTGCCTCGGCGTTAACTCGAAAAATTGCTCCGGAGTTAGTTCGAGTACACCGTATGCCGTCCGCTCCAATGCGTCCCAATCGATACCGTCGCGGCTTACTTCTTTTTTCCTGTCGCAGCGCCTTTTGTTGCTTTCTGTAGCGTATTGGATTTATCGAATGCGTCCTTCACAAGCGCGGCTAGTTCTTCGAGAGTCACCGCTCCGTCTTCGAGCGTTTCGTCTAGCTTCTCGATAAGGTCATCGAATGTGAGGTGTTTGAAGTCGCTGTGCCGTTTCAGACATGCATAAATAAATGCGGTAAGTGTGCGCAGGCTTTCTAGGTCCTCTGTTTCAAAAACCTTGCTGATGCCCTTGCTGTAGTGCTCCTCGATTGCCAATAGGCTCGAGTACGTAAATTTCATATCGTAGGCTTTTCCGCCGATTACGATTTCTGCCATCGTCATACCCTCCGTTTCAAATAAAAAAGGCGCCTAAGCGCCCGTTATTATGGAAGTGTTACCTCCGATAAAGCTCCCGTTCCTTGTAATTCGACGGAATAAGTTGCCACATCGTCGTATGGCGCATCAAGGTCTCGGGATGTTACAATCGCAAAACCTTCTAACGCTTTTGTTGCGCTCTCCTTTACGCGAACCTTTACTTTCTCTTGACCGCGCATTGCGTCAACAAGCGCCGCATACGCCACGTCGTCAAGGATAAGTACGCCGTCTGCGCTGATCGTCCAAGAATTTAGCGAGTAATCAAACTCGCGATAGTTGCTCGATTGCTTATTCGTTGTTTCCATCGTATCAGCCGTCTCGGATAGCGTTGCGTTTTGCTGTCCGCCTACAATAGACCACGTAGGAGTGCCGCTACCTGTGTCGACCATGATTACGATATCCACGCCTTTAGTAACTGCCATTTCGTTTCCCCCTAGATTAAGTTAATGTCACGCACACGAACGTCTAAATAGACACGGTGCATGTTTGTTACGTCCTCGACTGCTTCCGAAATATTCGGGCTTATAAACACCACATCAGCACGGAAATGTCCGATTACTGGCGGAGGTGCCGGTTGCGTTGTGTCGAGCAAATCGATTTCATAACGCAAAAAAACACGCTTCAGACCGTCTTGTAAGCGAGCGAGTGACGAGGCACTTTCGCAAAACAAGCCGACCGTAAACGTGTAGTCGTTTTGAGCATATTCGTATTGTTTCTCGAGCACTTGCACGCCGGTTGACAGATGCCGAACGGTTGCGAACGGGAACGACTTGCCGCTAATAGGCACGCTATCGTACGCCCACACAACGTCGGTCATATCTGGCATCGCATTTTTCAAGTGCGCGATAATCGAGTACTGAATTTCGTGGAGCAAATCAAACGCCCCCTATACTTCGTCTAACTGCGTTTTCTAATTCTGTTTTAAATGTACCCTCATGTTTCGTAACCGATCGGCGTATATATCCGCTCTTTGTGCGATGTTCGTACTCTTGGCGCCTAGCGTACTCAACGTCTGAGCCCCACGTCCGCTCGCCTTGCTTCGTATCTTGCGGAAAGATATCGATGCTGTTCGCGAGCCGTCCTGTTAGCCTCGGCGCTTCCTGTCGCGATGTATTTACCATCTGCAACGCTGTGCGCTCGACTGCTTCGTCAACTTCGTTTGGTACATCGGAAGCAATCTGCTCTAGATTCGCTAGCACTTCGTTTAGTCCCGTCAAATTAACCCGTATCCTCATGTCGTCCGCCTCGCAATGCACTCGTACCTCGTAATGACGTCGCCGACACCCTCGGGACGAGTCGAGATTAACGTATAGTAATATCCGTCGTGAATCACCTGTCGCACGTCAGATAAGTCGATTGCATCTGCGAATGAAACGAGCATATCGCCTGCTTCGATTTCGTATCCGTCGATTAACTGCACGTCGCCCTTAACGCCAGCCGAGGCGTTCTGCCATACTGCCGAAACAACTTCGATTTGCTCCTCGGTAATATTCTCGTCCGTGTACGGGTCCTCCCCAGTGACAACGGATCGCACGAGTTCCGTTTCAGTTTCGCGGCCTGCGACAACCTCGGCACGATTCGCAAGCATCCACGCCTTATCGTTATCGTTAAGCATTTCGTTTCACCGCCTCTACATCGTCAACTAACTCGTATGTCGTATAACTCGTGCAATTCACATGCGGGTGGAGCACTTCGGGGTCAGTCGGTTTATACAATCCGTTTCCATAGCCGTATCGGTCAATCTTCTCGAGTTGGCTGCATCGATGCTCCGGTCGGTCTGCCTTCCCGCGATGTATCCGCAACGCCTTAACGTACGGACTTTGTTGCGCTGTGTAAGAACTTGCCATACGGTATGTGATATTTCCTTCGGTCACAACTAACCGCTTGATTTTCCACGTCTCGTTATCGTATACCTTGCGGACGTCTGCGATAATCGAATTCACGCCTTTGCCCGTAACCACGCCCGAAGTCAACGCTTGCTGTATCGCAAGTCGTTGCTCGCGTGTTACCCGCCAGACTCGATTCAATATCACGAGACCGTCGTCTCCATAACGATTGATAGCCGCTTGGAATACGTTCTGATTTACGCGGTCAAACGCCGCACCTCCGAGCATTTCCCCGACAGTTACG